AGCTTCTGGTTCGTTGGCCGTGTCTACGAGCGCAGTCGATGAGGCCGTCGAGGTGGCCGCCACGCTGTGCCGGCCGTTCGAGGGTCTGAAGCTCCAGCCGTACATCTGCCCAGCAGGGTATCCCACCATTGGCTACGGCACGGTCTGGAAGCCTGACGGCAGCAAAGTGACGATGGAGCACGCGCCGATCAGCAAGGAGACCGCTGAGGCGTGGCTGGTGCATGAGTTGAGGCACAACTACCTAGCGGGCGTTTTGAAAGCATCTCCGGGCCTCCTGGCGCGTCCGCGAGCACTCGGCGCGATGACAGACTTCGCTTACAACCTCGGCGTGGCCAGATACCGGGCCAGCACGCTGCGCAAGCGCGTGGACGATGGCGACTGGGAAGACGCCAAAGCTCAACTGATGCTGTGGACACGCGGCGGTGGCCGCGTGTTACCGGGTTTGGTACGGCGCCGCGCAGCCGAGGCTGCGTTGCTTTGACGGTTAGGTCGCGTAGAGCACAACCATAGTGCCCATGATGGCCACAAGCGCGACGGCCAAAACGATCAGGGCGATGCACTCCTCTTTCCAGTACTCCCACCCGTAGAACTCGGGTTCTTCTTCTTGTCCGAGTTCTGTGCAGCACTCGGCGGCTTGTGGGTGTCGTCCTTGTTGATCGCAGACGTTGGGGACTCGCGTGTGCTGAAGCGGTGATTGTTCGCGCATGTGTACCTCCGATAGGTGTATCCGTCACGTTGTCTGGTTTGTAGGACTTGCGTCCACGTCTTGCAAGTGGGACATTTCAAGCGGTAACCTCTTGCTGCGTCATCGCTTCCAGTTGCGCACGCAACCGGTCGATGCGCGTCTCATGGTAGAGCACCATTGCGTTTGCGTAGTCGCGCCCGGTCTGCGCTTCCAGCAGGCCGCGCCGCGCTTGGTCAAGCTCACGGGCGATCAGTTCCTCTGGCGATGGTGTGCGAAAAGGGTTCGGTATGCGAATCATGCTGATACTCCACTGATGGCACGCACGCGGCGTGCGTAGTGCCAGATGCTGGGCGCCTGTTCGATGGCCCGCTGCAGGGCCTCGCTATCGGGCGGCGGTGGCGGCGGTGGCGGTGCAATTCGCCAGCGTGCCCAGCGGCCTCTGCTGGACGGCACGATCATGCCGGCCTGGTGCAGCTGGTGCAGGTAGGTGCGGGCCGTGGCGCCCTCGCAGCCGAGGCGGAATGCCACGTCAGCCATGGCCACGGGCTGGCGCTCGCGCACGATGGCCAGGGTGTCGGCTTGGCGGGGGGTCATGATTGGCCCCTTGCGCGAATGGCGGCGACGACTCCTGTCAACAGATCGGCGGTGAAGCGCTGCCAACTCGGATATTCAGCAAGGCCACCAAGATCAGCGTTCTCAATGAGCGCAGCACACGCCTCGCGCTCACTGATCACCGCCTGCGCCGTTGCCGAGTCAAGAAGCTCGCGTAACGAGCGTGATGGCGCGAACCCGTAGACGATGCACAGGTTCTTGAATTGTTCGTCGGTCATGTGGCCTCCCTCGCATTCAAGTCCTCGGCCACGCGCTCCGCGCTGCTGAGCGTCAGGCAATCGGCCACCACTGCGGCCGACCCGTCCAGGCCTGCCAAGCGGCGCACGACAAGCCAGCGGTCGCCGGCTGGGACCACGCGAAAAAGGCGCTCGGGCGCCTGCTGCTCAGATTGGCTCATCATTGGCCTCCAGCGTCTCAACAGGCGTCTGCGCTGCGCGAATCTGGCCGGCACGAACCTGGGCGGCGTCCATGGCCTCGGCGCGGGCGTCACGGTCCAGTGTGCGGATTGCGGGCCGCAGATCGTTCAGCGCGTCGATGGTCTGCGCGGCGTCGATCTGGCGCATGATGGCGCCGAAGTCGGCAACCTCGACCACCGGACCCATGTCGCGGGCAGGCGCGGCTGAAGCGGCGCCCATGTCTTCGGCTTCCTCGGGCGTGTAGGTGCCGACGACCACGCCTGGGAACACGGTGCGGATGCCTTCGGAGATGCAGCGGGCGCGGAGCATCTGGCGCGGGTAGGACTTCCATGTCGGGTTCTTGGTCAGTCCGGCTGTGATGGCCATGTCCAGCGTCCATTCGATCTCCACGCTGCCGCCTTGCGGGTGAGAGAACGTGCCGACCACGCGGCGCTCGGTGTACTCACCCCAGCGCACGGTGCCGCCTGCAGTATGAAAGCGGGCCAGCATGGCGTCGGCCTTGAGCGTGGGCCGGTTGTTGATGATGTGGTAATCGCGTGCCGCGATGGCCGGGTGCAGCCCTTCGGCCTGGGCGATGAGCATCAGGGCCATAGCCTGGTCGGGCGTTTTGACGCCGAACAAGCCAGACTTGGCGACGGCCAGAGCCATACGCTCGACTTGATCGACGGGAACGAGTGCAGTTGACATTCGGAAAACTCCTATTGGTTAGAAAGACACTTTGGCGCGCAGCCTGGCCACGATGTCGTCGGCCTCTGCGCTGAATGCGATGATCTCTCGCTCCAGCCTAGTTTGGAACTCGGGATCACCCTTGACCCTCTGCACATACAGCTGCAGGTCAGCCGGCATGCGTGGATCGAAGCTGACGAAATCCGCCCACTCGCGGCCTGTCAGCCACATCTGGCCCTGGATCTGCGCCTGGTGATCCTCGGGCATGCCGTTGAGCCAGGTCTCGAGGTGCACCTGAGAGTTCCAGGGGCACTTGATCTCGATCAGCCCGAAGGCGCCATCGGGGTCAGATTCGTCTGACACCAGGCCGTCAGGGCTCGCGCCGCAGGCCAGTTTCGGGTGCGCGATGAATCCCGTCTCCGTGATCCTGGCCGAGGTGGTGAACTGGTACGCCACGCGGGCGGCGTCTTCGTTCTCGCGGCCCCAGCGCAGCGGCGCGGCGTCTGGCGTGATCACGGGCTGGCCCGTCAGGCGCTCGGTCACGATCTGCCAGAGGTAGCGCGTGCGGTCTGCGCTCGGGTTGCCCAGCTCGCCGGCCTTGGCCTGCGCGGCCGTGGGTTTGTTGCGAGCCAGCACGTCCTTGAAGCGGCTGGCAGTGACTTTGCCGGCGCGGGCGGCAAACCAGGCGTCATCGCGCTGCGTGTCGGTGATGGTGGTCATGCGGCCTCCGTGGTGAGTTCTGCGGACGTATCGGCGGCTGCCGAGCCCTTGGCCACGGCAGCGCGGAGTTCGGAGGCCAGCTGCAGGGCTTCCTCGTCGGTGAGCCAGATGCTGCAGTCGAGCTTGCCGGCGCCGCTGCTCATGATGAAAACGGTGTGTCCGAATTCCGCCGTGGTGGTGGAACGGTGAGCCTTGAATGTGGTGGTCATGGTGTGGTCCTTTCAGTACCAGTGGTGTGGGTCGTCGTAGTAGGGGTCGTCGTTCATGCTGTCGGCCATGAGTTCCATGGCGCGGTCATCAATCCAGGTGCGCTCGTCGCGCAGGATGCGGTCTTTCATTTCCATGCGGGCGTGCAGGCACTGCGCATCAGAGCCGGTGAGCATCAGCGTCCAGAGCTGGTCAACGGTGGCCTCGCTCATGTCGAGGTCTTCAAAGCCTGCGATGTTGGTGGTGCCGTTCTCGGGCTGGCGCAGGTTGTCGCACAGCCAGAGGCTGGTGCTGAACGTGTCGGCCAGCAGTTCGTCTGCCGCATCGGCGCGGTGGCTGTCGCTGGGCTCGCGGTCGCCATCCCAGCGCGGGTCGCGTGGGTCTGTGCATGGCCCCCAGGTGGCGCTGTCGCCTGGGCCTTGGGTGGTGAGGTTTTGCATGTGGTCGGGCTCCTGTGGTTTAGATGAAGGCCGCGATCAGGCAGCCGAGGGTGATGCCGAAGGCGGCGGCGAAGGCGTAGTCGATGGGGCGGAGGTTGGTGGTCATGGTTTGCTCAGGCTTGCAGGATGAACTGTGCGTGGAACCTTGCGTCAGCCATGGCCGTCTGGGCGACAGCCAGGTTCTTCTCGGCCAGCAGCAGGACGGTGCCGATGCGGCGCATGGCGATCTGACGATGTGCTGCGACGAAGGCCTTGCTGCTGCGACCGATGGCGGCGCGAAGGCTGCGGGCTTCTTTGGTCAGGGCGTTTGCGGTAGTCATCTTGCGTCTCCGGTTGCGTGTTGCGATGGAATGAATTCTGCGCTCACTGGACAAGCGTGTCCACTGCTTTAGACATTGTTGACCAAAACGCAGGGACAAAATTGTCCACTCAGCGTTAGACATCCATGCCAGAATCCGCCACATGATTACCCGTGAACAACTCTCAGAGCAGCTAAAGCAGGTTGACGCAAAAGCGCTGGCCGCCGAGGCAGGCGTCAACATCAAGACCATCTACCGGCTGCGGCACGGCGAGAACTCGCCTCGGCTCGAACTGGTCGAGCGCCTGGTGGCCGCGTGCCGCAAGCTCAAGGGGCGCAAGCCGTGAGCGGCACGGTCAAGCGGCTGCCGTCGCGGTATTTGCGGGAGGCACCCGCTGATGTGGAGCCGGCCCGATGGTGATCCGGCCCCGATGATTTTTCAACCTGCGGCATGGCCGCAACGAAAGGAGAGAGAGTGCAAAACTATGAGGACTTCGTGGCCGGCAAGCGCCGAGCCGAGGTGGCCACTGGCCATCATCCGGGAAGGCTAAACGAACATCTGTTCGACTTCCAGCACGCCATCGTCTCATGGGCCGTGCGGCGCGGACGGGCTGCGATCTTTGCGGACACCGGGCTGGGCAAGACCCTGATGCAACTGTCATGGGCTGACGAGGTGGCATCGCACACGAACGGCGCGGTGCTGATCCTGGCGCCGCTGGCCGTGTCAGAGCAGACCATTGAGCAGGGCTCCACGTTCGGCATCACGGTGCGGCGGGTTCCGCACGGTGGCTCACCAGATGCGCCTGGCGTCTGGATCACGAACTACGAGCGCATGGATGCCATCGACTTCGGCGGCTTGCACGGGCTTGTGCTGGACGAGTCCAGCATCCTCAAGGCGCACGATGGCAAGACCCGAACGCGCATCATTGAGTCGGCGCAGGGCATCCCGTACCGCCTGAGCTGCACGGCAACACCGAGCCCGAACGATTTCGAGGAGCTTGGCAACCAGTGTGAGTTCCTCGGCGTGATGACGCGCACCGAGATGCTGGCCACGTACTTCGTGAATGACACCGGAGACACCGGAACCTGGCGTCTGAAGGGATGGGGCGCCTCGAAGTTCTGGGAGTGGATGGGCACATGGGCCGTGGTGCTGCGCAACCCTTCGGATCTCGGTTTCGACGGGTCGCGGTACGTGCTGCCGGCACCGAAATACCTTGAGCATGTGGTCGAGACTGACCCGCTGGGCAACGACCTATTCAGCCGGCCTGCACAGACTCTGACAGAGCGCCGTCAAGCGCAACGCGGCAGCATTGAGCAGAGATGCCAGGCGCTGGCCGATGTGGTCAATTCGGAATCGTCTGAGCCGTGGCTGATCTGGTGCCATCTGAACGACGAGGCCGAACTGCTGCAAAGCCTGATTCATGGCAGCATCAACGTGCAAGGGTCAGACAGTGCCGAATACAAGGCGGAGCAGATGATGGCCTTCAGCCGTGGCACTCTGCGCGTTCTCATCAGCAAGCCGAAGATTTGCGGCTTCGGCATGAACTGGCAGCATTGCGCTCGCATGGCGTTCGTCGGGCTGGATGACTCATTCGAGAAGTTCTACCAGGCCGTGCGCAGATGCCATCGGTTCGGCCAGAAGCGCAACGTGCAGGTGCATCTGTTCACTGCCGAGAACGAAGGCCAGATCCTGCTCAACCTCAAGCGCAAGGAGGAACAGCACCACGAAATGAGCGCGAACATGATCGAGCACATGAAAGACATCATGAACCATGAGCTGTCAGGTCAGCAAAACATCGTGGACGAATACCGCGAGGACACTCATGAAGGCGACGGGTTCACCGTGCATCTGGGTGACTGCGTGAAGTGGACTCGGCGCATGGCAGACAACAGCATCGATTACTCGGTGTTCTCGCCCCCGTTCGCTGATCTGTTCGTCTACTCCAACAGCGACCACGACATGGGCAACTGCCGCGACGATGCAGAGTTCGTGGCCCAGCTGCGCTACCTGATCGGTGAGTTGTTCCGCATCATCAAGCCTGGGCGCAATGTCAGCTTCCATTGCATGAATCTGCCGACCACCAAGATGCGGCAAGGGTTCATTGGGCTGCGCGACTTCCGGGGAGACCTGATCCGGGCATTTCAGGATGCCGGCTTCATCTACCATTCAGAGGTGTGCATCTGGAAAGACCCGGTAGTGGCCATGCAACGCACCAAGGCGCTGGGCTTGCTGCACAAGACCATTCGAGAAAATGCCAGCATGTCACGCATGGGCCTGCCTGACTACGTGGTAACGATGCGCAAGCCTGGAGACGCCGAACCGCGTGTGACGCACGGCGACGATCTACCGGTCATGATGTGGCAGAAGTACGCCAGCCCGATCTGGAGCGACATCGACCAGGGACGCACGCTAAACAAGCTGCCGGCCCGCGACGAGAACGACGAAAAGCATATGTGTCCGCTGCAACTGGACGTCATCGAGCGGTGCATCCATCTGTGGACGAATCGCGGAGACTTGATCTTCAGCCCGTTCACTGGCAT